GAAGTGCTGAATTTGGGCGACTTGGCCAACGTCAACGACACCGCCAAGGTCACGGGCAGCGTCCTGTACTACGACGCCGCCACCAGCACTTGGAGGGGCAACGACATCAACACCGTCATCACCCTGACGGACGGCGGCAACTTCTGACCGGAAACCTAGCTGCAACGCAGTGTCTTGCCGGTAGCCGTGGCCAACACCATCCGCATTAAGCGCTCGACGGGGAGCAGCGCACCCACGAGCTTGGCCAATGCGGAGCTTGCCTTTAGCGAGGGCAACGCTGTTCTGCACTACGGCACCGGCACTGGCGGTGCAGGTGGCAGCGCCACGAGCATCATCAAGATCGGTGGCGCCGGTGCGTTCGCCACACTGGACACCGCTCAGACGATCAGCGGCAACAAGACCTTCACCGGCACTGTCGATCTCAGTGCTGCCACCATCGGCGCCTTCACCACGACCGGCAACGTGGTCGTCGGTGGTGATCTGACCGTCAACGGCACCACCACCACGATCAACAGCACCACGCTCGCTGTCGATGACAAGAACATCATCCTGGGCGACGTGGCCTCGCCCACGGACTCCACAGCTGATGGTGGTGGTATCACCCTGAAAGGTGCAACCGACAAAACCTTTAACTGGATCAATGCCACCGACAGCTGGACATCCAGCGAGGACATTGACCTAGCCAGCGGCAAGGTCTATCGCATCAATGGCGCCAACGTGCTGAGCGGCAGCACGCTCGGCAGCGGTGTCACTGGCTCCAGCCTGACCTCTGTTGGCACCCTCACCAGCGGTGTGTGGAACGCCAGCACCATTGGCGTGCAGTACGGCGGCACCGGTGCCGCGACCCTCACCGGCTACGTCAAAGGCTCTGGCACCAGCGCCCTCACCGCTTCGGCGACCATCCCCAACACCGACATCAGCGGTCTGGGCACGATGAGCACCCAGAACGCCAACAACGTGAACATCACCGGCGGCGCGATTGATGGCATCACCTTGGACGGCGGCAGCTACTGATGCGCCCGGAAAGCTAGTGCGTCCGGCTAGATAGCCACCCACGGACGCCACATGGCGAACACGATCAAGCTCAAAAGCTCTGCCGTCGCCGGCAAGGTTCCCACCACCAGCGATCTGGAGCTGCGTGAGCTTGGCATCAACACCTACGACGGCGCGATCTACATGAAGCGCAATCAGGGGTCTGATGAGATCGTGCGGATCGCTTTTGCGAACCAGGACTATGGGCTGATCACGGGTAGCGCTAGCGGGACGCTCGATTACGGCGCTCTTGTCTGATGGCAACCCAAGTTCAGAATCGTCGCGGCACCACTGCCGAGCACAACACCTTCACGGGTGCGGTTGGTGAGCTGACGGTCGACACCACCAAGGACGTGGTGGTTGTGCATGACGGCAGCACGGCGGGCGGCTTTCCAACGCTGCGGCAGGACCAGGCCAACCTGCCCACCAGCGCCCCGTCAAACGGCGTTTATATACCCTCCAGCAACAACGTAGCCATCTCGACTAATGGCACTGGGCGGTTGTTTGTTGATGCGAGTGGAAATGTGGGCGCGGGGACATCTAGTCCAACATTGAACACAACTGGTACATGTATTCATGTATCAAACGCATCGGCGGGAAATGCTGCACTTACTCGTTATACAACAGGCGACACTGGCACGGCCGCAACCGATGGCCTTGACGTAGGCATGTGGTCCGATGGTGATGCGTTTTTCTGGTTGCGCGAATCGTCAAACATTCGATTTGCTACAGGCTCCACGGAGCGCATGCGCCTGGACTCCAGTGGCCGCTTAGGTCTGGGGACTTCGAGTGCTCAGGCGTTACTTGATCTGACGACAGGCAACGATCAGGATCACTTGGCCATACGAAACTGGCCCATGCTTAAGCCAGTCGGCACCGGCATTCGATATGGCGGATATAACAGCAGCCAATGGACAGAGCTATCGTTCTGGACCTCAGGATTGCGGGCAGTTACTGTTGACAACTTACAGCGTGTAGGGATTGGCACTACGGGCCCCAGCGCCGCAACTCATGTCGTTCAACCTAGCTCGGGCAGTGATACCTTCCGTGCAGAAAACAGCGCAAGCAATAATGTTATTCGGCTTCAGGCGGCTACTTCTACTGATAATTACATAGACTTTTATGCAGGTGCAAGTAGTGGCAGCTTAATCCTTCGGGGAGCCGGCACAGAACGCGCCCGCATCGACTCCAGCGGCAGGCTGTTGGTGGGCACGTCTACTGCGCTTAGTGATGCGTCTTCAGTTTCTAGAAGTCTGCAAGTACTAGGAACCAGCGCCGCAACCGCTGGTCAATTTATTGCAAGATTCGACAATAGCGTAAACGCTCCCTCTCTTGTACTCGGAAAGTCAAAAGGAGCCACTGTTGGTACTTACACAGTTGTTAATTCCGGCGATCAAATTGGACGCCTTGCATTTGATGCGACTGATGGTACAAAGTTTGTTAACGCTGCACTCATTGCGGCCGAAGTAGACGGCACCCCCGGCGCTAACGACATGCCGGGCCGTTTAGTGTTCTCCACTTGTCCCGACGGGTCAGCTAGTCCGACGGAGCGGATGAGGATTACGAATGGTGGGAATGTATTAATTGGCTGTCAAAGCTTGCCTAGTGCTACTGTTGAGGGGTTTGTAGCTACAGGAACAAGCAGCGGAAACAGGACAAGTTCTGGATCTTCAACTTCTGCTTACAACCATTGGGTTTTCTATAACGGAAACGGCATTGTTGGATCTATTTCTACAAGTGCTTCTGCGACCACTTATGCCACTTCCTCCGACTACCGCCTTAAGGAAAACGTTGTCCCGCTAACTGGTGCTGCTGATCGCGTCAAGCAGCTCCAGGTTCACCGCTTCAACTTCATTGCGGATCCTGACACCACCGTTGACGGTTTCCTCGCTCACGAAGCACAAGCGGTTGTTCCTGAATGTGTAACTGGCACCAAGGATGCTGTGGACGCTGACGGCAACCCCGTCTACCAAGGCATCGACCAGTCCAAGCTGGTGCCGCTGCTGACTGCTGCGCTGCAGGAAGCGTTGGCTGAGATCGAATCCTTGAGGGCTCGTTTAGACGCAGCAGGCATCTAAGACCTACTCTCTAGTCACCTTCTAATTTGACTCAAATTTGAAGTTGGCCAGTTCACGTCACTAGGCGGGCAACCGGCCTGTTCAACAGGTTGCACCACTCTTAGCCTTAAGGCACCGCCACTACACCCATGGCTGACACCTACACCTGGAACATCGCCCAACTCGAACGCCTCGCTGCCACCGGCGAGATCCAGACGGTGCATTACACCGTCTCTGCTCGCAGTGAAGACGAGGTGTACGCCAGCTCGGCCTACGGCAGCCTGGGCCTCGATCCTGCTGACCCGGACAACATGATCCCCTTCGCCAACGTCACTGAGGCGGAAGTGGTGAGCTGGGTGCAGGCCAAGTTCGGCGAGGAAAAGGTGGAAGAGATCCACCAGGCACTCTCGCAGCAAATCGAGGACCAGCGTGCGCCCAAAGTCGCGCAAGGGTTGCCCTGGAGTGCAGCACCTGCAGCTGCTTAGTCTCGCCGACTACTGTGCTCTAGTTCCCGCTCTGCTTCGGCATCGGGCCGATAGAGCCCAAGCCTCTGTGCGTCCTTGAGGCGTCTCACGCTTGGGCCATCAACTCCAAGTATTGGCAACAGCATTGTCAACGCCAATACCTGAAACCCTTTGCGGCACAGCGGTTTTACGGCTGCTCTGCGTGCTGAATAGGTTGGCCGGTGACCAGGGCTCACGCACCACTGGCCTTGCCACAGCCGGCCGCTGCGGTATCGCCTAGACGTAAAAACGACTAGGCGCGAATCTTAGCGGGGGCAACTTAGGCCGAGCGCCCCCACCCCCGTGCGGTGACTGAAGAGGAGTTTCACGCCCCGGCCCCCGCAGAAAGCGCGCCCTGGGTAGCCCAAGCGGTTCCCGCGCTGCTGGTTGCCGCGGTCTTGGGCCTATGCGGCCTCTTCCTTCAAGTCACCAAGATCGAGACAGGGCTCACCACCGTCCTTGAGGACGTGCGGGAGCTCAAAAACGATTCCAAGGAACGGCTGAACGACATCGACCGCCGGGTCCGCGCGCTTGAGATGCAAGACCGTTGACGGCGGCAACTTAGCTGAACCGCAGGCTCCCCTATGGAGACCACCGCAATCATTGCGCTCACGCTGCTCGTCATCAGCGAAGTGCTCCCCTTCACCCCCCTCGCCGGCAACGGAATCGTGCATGAGGTGGTGAAGATCCTGCGCGAGGTCTTCCCCTACAGCAGCCGTAACCGCAGGTGAGCGCGCGGTTCTACCGCCCCAGCCTCAACCACACCCCCATAGCCCGAGCGCTCTTAGAGCACACAAGCGGCGACTGGATCACCCGAAACGCGGACCTCTTCTTCCGCGGCAGTGACGCCCAGCTCGCCGCACCCCACCCCAGGGGTACGCCCCCGACGCCTCCCGGCTGCGACCCGAATGAGCCCCCAGCGCCCCATCCGCCTGGTTGACGCGGTCAAGTTCACCAAGAACGAACCCCACCAGCTCGCAGCGTGGAACTGGCTTGAAAGCGCCCTAACCCGCGACCAACTCAACGAGTTCGCGCTGCTGTTCCGCGCCACCCCCGGCTACAAGCCAGGCATCGCGGTGGAGAACAGCTGGGACGGCGTCCTCACCGCTGCGCGAACCGCCGGCGCCACCTTTCCTGAGCTCGTTGCAGCGCAATGGGCGCTCGAGAGCGGTTTTGGCAAGCACATGCCAGGCGGCAGCAACAACCCCTTCGGCCTCAAGGGCGCCGGCACCAGCAGCGAAACCCGTGAGTTCGTGAACGGCGAGTGGATCACGATCACCGACTCGTTCCTCAACTTCCCCAACCTCGCCACTGCCGTCCAGTACCTCGTCGACCGCTGGTACAGGGACTACAAGAACTACAAGGGCGTCAACCGCGAGAAGACGCGCGACGATGCCGCACGGGCGCTGGTGCGCGAGGGGTACGCAACCGACCCCAGCTACGCGCAGAAGCTCATCGCGTTGATGAACGAGCACGCCCCAGTAAGCAAACTCCCCGCGCCAACGCCGTTCCCCAACCCCCTGCGCGTCCCCTACTACAGCCAGCGCGACAGCGGCCTGCCGGGCCAAGCGATGCGGATGTGCTTTAGCAGCAGCTGCGCCATGCTCGTCGCCGCCCTGCGCCCGGGCGCCATCACTGGCCTCGACGCCGACGACCAGTACCTGAAGCGCGTTCAGCAGTTCGGCGACACAACTGACGCCACCGCCCAGCTCCGGGCGCTGCGAAGCTTCGGCATCCGCGCCAAGTTCACCCAGGACGCCAACTGGAGCGACCTCGAGCGCCAAATCAACCGAGGCGTCCCCGTGCCCTGCGGCTTCCTGCACCACGGCCCCAGCTCCAACCCCGCAGGGGGCGGCCACTGGCTCACGGTGATCGGCTACACGAAGAGCGCCGTCATCGTCCACGACCCATTCGGAGACATGGACGTAGTGGAAGGCGTGTACCTCAGCAGCCGCGGCAGCGGGCTCGCATACAGCCGCAAGAACTGGGGTCCCCGCTGGATGGTTGAAGGCCCAGACACCGGCTGGGCCATCCTTGCCGACCCATGAAACAGCAGTACATCGTCGACGTTCGGCTCCAGATCGTCGTCGAATCAGTTGAGGATTCCGAGGGCGTCGCCAACAACGTCTACGCCCAATGCGCAGAGCTCGCCTACTCGGAAGACCACCTCCTCCGGCTTGAGGTCATCCCTTGCCCCCTTCCGCCGATCACCTCCAGTGGATCACGGGATAACGGAAACACACCTGCTGCACAAGCGTGACGCCAAGCGGCGCTTTCGCAGCCACATCTTCGAGGCGTGGCGCGGCCGTTGCGCCTACTGCGGCTGTGCCGGCGCCACAACCCTCGACCACATCAAACCCCGCAGCCGCGGAGGCGACACCACCACCCAAAACCTGGCCCCCGCCTGCTCCGACTGCAACCGGCGCAAAGGCAGCAGCGAAGTGTTCAGTTGGTTTCGGCTCCAGCCGGACTGGAGCCCTGACCGGGAAGCGGATCTATGGCTGTGGATGCACCCACGCTGCTTTGGAGATAGTGCAGCTTCACTTCTGCTTGCCAGCGTTGACGATGAGCAAAGGCCATTCCAAGGCCCTCGACCACCCACCAGACCTGGCCGTTGGGCTCCACCATGCGCCGCATAAAGGGCTCCATATGTAACCGCTCGCTAGCATGTTGTGTACGCCTAGGTTGCTATGAGCGACGGCGAAAGCAGACCCACCAGCTGGATGGCGTACAGCATCCCTTTGACGGAGGAGCTGAAGCTGGAGCAGGCGATCAGGGAGGTTTCAGGGCACCCAGACATGGACAAGGTCCGAGCCCTGTGCGCCTCCCTGATGCGCAGCAACTACCACCAGCAACAACTCTTAGCGAACGCGGTGGGTCGCATTGGCGAGCTGGAGCTTGTCCTGTTCCTTGGCGCTCATGCGGAGCCCAGCGAGGTCAGCGCTTTTCTCTCCATGGCCCGCGAGGTCTGCGAGGACCTTGGCATCGGCTAAGGGCGACACCGAGCTCATGTACAGCCGCAGCGTGCGCAGCGCCCTGATCTCAATCTGCCGCACCCGCTCCCTCGACACCCCGAGGTCCTGGGCCAACACCTGATACGCCACAGGCGCCTTACCAGTCAGCTCGTGGCGGTGTTCAAGCACGTAGCGCTCACGCTCAGACAGTCGTGCCAAGCAGGCTTCCAGACGCCAGCGGTCATCAATCAAAAAGATGGCGTCGTCGTCCAGGTAGCTGGGGTCTGGGATCAAGTCGATGAGCGGGTTGCCATCGTCCACGCACGACGCATCCAGCGACGTCGGCGCAGCCGTGCGCTCAAAAATCATCCACATCTGCTCCACCGACATCCCCATCGCATCCGCCAGCTCCTGCTTGCTGGGCGTCCGCCCCAGCTGCTGCGACAGCTGCTGCATGGTGTACTTGAGCTTGGGCACCTTCTCAGCGACGTGGTGCGGCAGCCGAATCGCCGCGTCCTGCTGATTCACAGCCCGGTTCATCCCCTGCCGAATCCACCAGTAGGCGTAGGTCGAGAACTTGTAGCCCCGCGCGGGGTCAAACTTCTCGACCCCCCGCATCAACCCAATCGTGCCCTCCTGGATGAGGTCAAGCATCGTCAGGTGGTTGACGCGCTTGAGGTACTTCTTGGCGATGGAGACCACCATGCGCAAATTGCAGTTCACCATCTGCTGCTTGGCCCTCTCACCCAAGCGCACTTCGCGCGCCTCCGCCTTGGTGAGCCGACCCCCTGCCGCCTCCTTCTCGCGCAGCTGCGTCAAGCGCTGCACCTGCCGGCCCAGAAGTACCTCCTGAGTAACGGTAAGCAGAGGGTAACGAGCGATCTCGTTTAGGAAATCAGAAAAGCTGTGATCAATTCTCATTGTGAGTTTGCATTAGTCAAGGTTTCCGAAGAGCGAACGCTGTACTGCAGTTCTGCGAGAAAGGCATAGAGGGAGCGGTTGTCCACGGCTGGGTGCTGCGCGGCGGCGAACCGCTGCCCCTGCTCCACCACCTCCAGCAACAGCTCCGGCACACCGCCCAGCGCCAGTGCGCTGTGAAAAGGCGCAGTGCTCACTCCGCCCCTACGCCAAACGCCGCCTCGCCAATGCCGGGGAACTCACGGCAGAACACCTGTTTGCACTGCTCCGCAATCTCGCGGTGCTCCAGTTGCGTACCGGCGTCCGTGCGCACCTGGATGTAATGAATCCACGAGCGCAGCGTGCCGTGCATGTAGAGCACAGTGGGCGTACACATCGGCAGGATGCGCCGCGCCGTCTCCCGCGCCACCCCGTTTTCCACCATCGCGTAATAGAGCCCATACGCCTTGGTGATGACCGCACCGGCGTCCCGCTCTAGCTGCGCCTGATCCTCCTCGCTGTAGTCATCGAAAGAGTTCTGGCGGTTCTGGGTGTCCTGGCGCCTGAAACGAGGAATTTCGGCGATGGATGTGCGCGCGTAGCGGGTGCTGAACTCCTGGAAGGAGAAGCTCCGGTGACGCAGCAGTTGCGCTGCAATGTCCCGCTCCGTCTCAATCTTCACGCAGAGAGAGCACATCTCAAACGGGCTCCAGTGCTGGTGCTCAATCAGGTATCGAATCAGGCGGGGAGCCGTCTCCTGATTGTCCTGATTGTCCGGGTTGCTTACTCGTGCCATGTAAGCCGTAAGCGCCTCGGCGCCATCGGTTCGATGCACCAGAGTTACTTTCATTGTTGGAAAAGCGGATTCGTTGATAATTAGGACGCCGCACCGGCTGATCCCGCGCCATCCACTGGATCGCGTCTTTCGGCGCGAGGATTTCAATCGTCCACCAGCGGTGACCGCAGTGTTTGCAGTCGCGAAAGCGCAGAAATGAGTCGGGGGCGTCGCGGAATGTTTTGCTGGGCCGGCTGTATTTGCCGGTGCAAGCTGGGCACAACACGACGCCCGCCCTCTACTCAGCGCCGGACTTGGCGATGCAGTCCAACACTTCTTGCGTGCGCTTGCTGTCGATGTATTCAGCAAACGCAACGTGCGTCGTGATGGTGTGTGGCGCCGGCTTGACGTTGGGGTACGACTGCGACCACCACTCCATAAACAGCTGCTCAGTTGTCACCTGCGAACTCCTCTGCGTACTTTTGGAAGAGTCCGGTGTAAGTTGCATGATCAGGGTGATCAGGCCGATACCTGCCATCACGCACGTAAAGCTGCTCCAGCCGTTCCTGGACTCTTTGCTGCACGCGGGGGTCGCAATCTGTCGGGGACGGCAGCCGGTCCAGCGCCCGTAAGTCATTGATCTTCATTGATAACGAGTGAGGTTTCGAGGTGGTTAATGAGCTCGTTGGAGTACCAACGCAGCTTCTTGATGTCCTGCAGGCGATTCTTGTGCCGCTCTCGCCAGGCGTATTTGAGAATTGCGCCCTTGAGGTAGCCCCGGTACTCATCAGGAGTGAGGGCTGCCTTAATGGCGTCAATGCACTCAATGCCGCCCTGGGTGTAGTGGGGCGGGTGGTCAACGAGCTGGTCTGGCGTCACAAGCCGTACCTCCCCGCCTCAAGGGCGGCCACGGTCTTGATGCCCTGAACGGCGTGCTTAAGAGCGAACAGTGCGGTAACCAGCTCCTGGTAACCGCGCTCGTCCTCACTCAGCTCCACCTCCCCGTCAGAGAGGCGGTTCAACAGCTGCAAGAGTTCTGCAGTGTGCGTCACGCAATCTTCGGCCACCGCCGAGATGCGCCGTGGCGCAAGGGAAGTCACGGGTGTTCCTGTATGGACAGGGAGAGAGTATCTGTTCCACACAGGAAGTCAAGCCCCTATAGCGTTAGTCCCATGGGACAAGCCGTGCGCATCGGGTATTTACGGGTGTCGACCGACACCAGCGAGCAGCTCAACGCCCTGGAAAACCAGCGCTCCCGCATTCTGGGCTCTGGCGTCGACCGCCTCATCGAGGACGTGGAGAGCGGGCTCTCCCAGGACCGCCCCGGCTACCTGGAGCTCCTGCACCTCATCGACACGCGCCAGGTGCAAGAGGTCGTCTGCACCCGCGTCGACCGCCTTGGCCGGGACGCTGCGGCGACCGATGCGCTGATCGCCGTTGCCGCCAAGCGCGGTGTGCGCATCCACTGCCTCGACGGCGGCACCATCGACTCCGAGACGCCCCAGGGCTTCCTGCTGTCGCGCATGGCCACCTCAATGGCAGAGATGGAGAGCCGGATGCTCTCGATGCGTGTCCGCGCCGGCTACAGCGAAGGCCGCAAGCGCGCCCGCCCCCTGCGCGGCAAGGTCGCCTGGGGCTACCGCGTCAACGCCGACCGCAGCGCCCTCGAGCCGGACCCTCAAGAGTTCCCGAGAGCGGCCCGCTTCCTTGCGTTATGCAAGCAATGCGACTGGCGCATGAACACTGCCCTCGATAAATGGCATACAGCAGGGCTGGGCGCTCTCCCCTTAAGCTCCTGCCGCGCTGTCAAAGCCTGGCTCCTCAACCCAGTCCTCCGAGGCGGCCTTGGCTATCTCAAACAGAACGACAACACCTACAAAGAAATCGTCTGGGATACTCACGAAGCCCTGCTATCTCACAGCAGCTTTGTGATCATGGAACGTCAGTTGCATGACAACCGAAGACGCTGGGGCCACAGCGCCCAGGTCAAGCCCCGGCTCTTAACGGGCCTCTGCGTATGCGCAGGCTGCAACAAAAAGATGACCTACGCCGGCAGCCGCACCATCGCCAGCGTTGTATGCAAAAGCCGAGAGTGTGCGCAGCGCTACAAAAGCACCCGAGAACAAACGGTGCGCGAAGCGATCAATAGCGAGCTCTCGAAGCGCAACACGCAGTTAGCGCAGCTGGCCACAAAAGAAAACCCCGAGACCCTGGCCCTTAAGGCCAAGATCGCGTGGTTAAAGGCGCTGGACGACCCTGACATGGCCGCAGCGATTGAGATCAAGCGCGAGCGCCTGTTAGCACTGGAGCAGCAAGTCGGCCCCGACCCCCAGCTCCTGTCTGTATTCGCCGACCCTGCCGTCTGGTCACAGTTGAGCGACGAGGAACTGCGGGAGCTGTACCTAGCGCTGGTCGAACGGGTGATGGTGGATCGCCAGGAAGTGGAGACCGTGGTGCTTCGCCTCTGATGTAGCGCTCTGCAGCAGTCTGCAGCAGTTCTCGAAGTCGGGGGTCCTGCATCTCCTCTACTTCTCCCCCCAGCTGCGAACCACTCCGCCCTCAACCTTCATGGTCACTGCAGTACCGACGATGGGTATAGCAGCATCCTGCATCTCACCGACGACGATCCCCAGCACTTCGTCAGCCGCCTCAATGCGCGATTCGCATAAGACCTCGTCGTGTACACACGCAACGAGCTGTGCGCCGGCCGGAAGTTGATGAAAAATCGAGACCATCGCTGCCTTCATGATGTCAGCGCAACCCCCCTGGATTGTGTTATTGGCAAAGATCTGAACGCGGTTCTCCTCGCCGTACAGCTTCCGCCGACGCCCTATAGCCGTCCGCACCGGCGCGCCCGCGTCAACCTGCTTCTGACACCAGCGGTGCCACTTCCCAACCTCGGGGTAGGCGGCGTGCCACATCTCATAAAAGTCCCGAGCTTCTTTCGGCTTGATGTAGAGCCCCAGCGTCGCAAAATACGACTGCAACCCCTTAGGCGCCGACGCATACGCCAACCCAAAATTGCACGCTTTAGCTGCAGTTCTCTGGGGTTTTTCAACCTCCTCGTCTTTGATGCCGTACATCAACGCAGCCGTGCGGGTGTGCAGATCCGCCCCGCTGTTGAACGCATCAAGCATCGGGGCGCATTCAGCCACAGCCGCTAAGTAACGCAGTTCCATCGCGCTGTAATCCGCCTGCACCAGCACATGGCCCTCCGGCGCAGTAAACGCAGTGCGAAACTCAGGATCCCTCGGTATCTGCTGCAGGTTCGGGTTAGAACAACTCCAGCGACCTGTGGCTGTCTGCAAGGGCATGAACTGCGCATGAATTCTCCCATCCCACCGCACATGTTCAATGAGCTTCTCCGCCATCGTTGCCCGCTTCTCCGCCTTCTTGTAGAACTCGTAAGTGCGGACAATCTCGTGATGGCGATAGGTCGCCAGGTTCTTCTTATCCAGCGACACTTTGCCCTTGTCGTCTTTAGGCACGATCCCCAGCACCCCCCAATACGTAGCGTGCTGTAACGGCGAACCCATGTTGAATCCCGCCGGCACCTTGGTCCCCTCGCGCACCTTGCCCGTCGCCTTGGCGTTGAGATTGACCTCCCCAGACGCCAGCCGGGGCAGGCCCTCATGCCCCTTCTCCTTCAGCTGCTCATCCAGCAGCTGCACATAGAACACCTGCCCTTCATTGCGACTCGAGCAGTAGAACTCCCGCGCCGAACGCAACTGCTCGGTGTCGACATACATCCCCTTGAGCTCCATAGCCGCGACGACAGGGATGAGCGCCGTCTCCAGCTGATAGGTGTGGAGCAGCCCCTGCTCGTACACCTGCGCATGAAGTGAGTGGGCGGCATCCCACGTCATCTTCACGTCCGTCATTGCATACGCCAGGTCCGCCTCACTGAGCTCGGCGTTCATCCAGTCCTGCGACTGCAAAGACTTGTCAATCACCTTCCCCAGCTCTCGGCGCACCACATCGCCCAGTGAGTGGCGGATGTTGGCGGTGCCCTGATGGATCAACCGGGACGCGATCATCGTGTCGTACAGGCGCCCCCTCACCTCAACGCCTGACGCCAGCAAACACTTCACATCAAACCCGAGGTTGTGTCCGTACACCTCCAGCTCCGGGTTCTCGAGCCACACCCGCAGCGCCTCCCACTGCGGCTCGCCCCACAGCTTCAGGTCATACCAAGCACTGCAGCTGTCGTTGTAGAGCTGGAGCAGGCGCTGCTGCTGCCTACCCTCCCAGCACAGGGGCACCAGCGCCGTCTCCATGTCGAGCGCAAACGCGCTACCGAACCTCTCCAGGTCGGAGAGAAGCGCCTGATCAACGTCCGCCATGGATGCCCTTCCAGATGCGGATGATCGTGTCGTCGGGCATGGTCGCCAACGTCAGCGCCCAGCTCGTGACCCAGCGCACGTCCTCGTCTTTGAGGTGCCTGAAGGTGTCGAGCTGAATGTCCTGGATCAGGTCCCGCCGCTCGTGCGGCATCAAGACATCGTCTATCAGGTCCAAAGCGCACCGTCCTGGGTTGAGGTGCGCTGAGACTACCGGACTCGGTCAGGTCACGCTACTTTCCGCCTGTCCGACTTAAGAATTCATGCTTCGCGACGACCAGACGGCGCTCTTAGACGGGCTCCCACCCCAGTGGCGGTACGCCCTCACCGGTGGCAACGACGATTCCAAGGTCTGTTTCGAGGAGGGCTGGAACACCAAGGGCTCCGGCCGCACGCTCGACGACGTGTTGCGCATCAACTCCTCGCCGTCGCCGTATGAGCGCTGGAAGTCGAGCAAGCTGATCGGCGTCGGCGCCATCACCGGCCCGGAGTCCGGCGGCCTACTGGTGATCGACTTCGACGGCACCGGCTCCCAAGCGATCCGCGCATTCCGCGATCACTTCCACCGCACCCCCAGCGCTCTGCGCCCCACCCTCTGCAACGAGAGCGGCAAGAAAGGCCGCGGCAAGATCTTCCTGCGCGTCCCGCCCCACTGGTGGCCCCAGCTTGAGAACCGCAGCGCCAGCTGGCGGGTCGACGACAAGGTGGTGCTGGAAGCGATCTGGATGAATGGCACCGGCACCGGCCGCCACGCCGTCATCTGCGGCGACCACCCCCAGAGCTCCCACCAAAGCCCGCTCTACTACCGCTGGCTCAAAGGCTGTGCGCCCACCGACGTGAAGTGGGGTGACGCGCCTGAGTGGTTGCTGCTGGGCATCATCGCCAAGTTCGACGAGCAGGTGCCCGACAGCCCGGAGGAGCGCCGCCGCTCCGGCGAGGACGACGCCACCCCATGGGAGCGCCTGCGCACCCACGAAAAGATCCAGCTGGCGCGCGAGGCGTTGGAGTTCTGCCCCAATCGCGACGGGCGCGGGAGCGGCACCTACGAGAAAGTGCGTCGCATCGTCTGCGGCCTCATTGACGAGTTCGGCCCCCAGCTCGCCCAGGACATCATCGAAGCCAGCGAGTGGGACACCCGCAACGACTGGGGCAACACCACCGCGGAGAAGACCATCGCGTCGCTGGCGAGTAGCCGCGTGGCCGAAGACCAGCGCGCCCGCATCGGCTCGCTCTTCCACTTCGCGCGCAACAACGGCTTCCAGTGGCCCACCTGGGCGCTGCCCCCGCTGGAGCAAACCCAGCTCCACGTCGACGGGCTGAAGAAGGTGCTCAACAAGATGAACGAGGTGAGCCACGACCACGCTGCGCTTGCGGCGTGGACCGGCCGTGCCTACCGCGAGTACGGCGTGAGCCCTGCTGACTTGTACCGCCTGCGCCTGGAGCAGTGGCTGGGCGTGGTGAGCCTCGGCGCCCCGCGCTCCATGGCTGACATCGCCAAATCGCGCCGCAACGACAACGTCGGCACCGACGTGCTCGACGGCCTGCTCCCCCGGCGCGTCCACGTCGTCGCCGGCGGGAGCCACAGCGGCAAGACAACGCTGGCGTGCTTCCTGGCGTCGCGGGTCCTCAATGGCGCCCCAGTCGACATCGGTAACACCCGCCACGGCATCAACACCGCAGGCCGCGTGCTGGTGCTCACCAGCGACTGCAGCGATGAGGACATGGTGCGCGATCTGGTGCTGGAAGGCATCGAGGACAAGGCGTGCCAAGAGCGCCTGCTGATCCACTCCGGCGCCAACTTCGACGACATGATCCCCATCGTCCAGACGCTGAGCGACTTCAAGCCGGATCTGGTGATCTGCGACTGCCTCACCTCCATGGCGGTCACTGGCGTCAAGGTGGGCGACCCGGCCTACGCCGACCCGATCCGCATGTTCGTGCGGCACAACGGCACCAGCTGGCCTAAGTGCGCATTCCTGATCCTCCACCACACCAGCCGCGACGAGCCTCTGCGCTTCAGCGGCACCGAACAGATCAAGGCCGCCTGCGAGGAGCTCTGGGTGTACTACGACCCCGAACTGATCAAGCAGAAGAAGACGGCGCCGTCGTTCAACAAGACCCGCCACCTGCTGGTGGAGAAGAGCCGGGGCGGCTATGCGGGGCGCAAGCTGCAGATCACCCGCGACGGCTACACCGGCGTCTGGCAGTGGATGGACCCCAACCAAGGAGAGGCATCACCGATGGAGGTGCTGGCCTCCGCGTTCCGGCGCGTCACCGACGACCGCTGGCGCATCCCCAGCGAATGGATGCAACTGCTTGACCTGCAGTTCAACGAGCGCAACCTGCGCCGCTACCTGGACCGGCTGGTGGGCACGGTGCTGGAGACGGAGCTCCGCCCCAGCCCCATCGTCAACAACCGCCCCTGCCTCCATTACCGACCCCGGCAACAGGTCCGCACCTCCGCCCAGCAGATGCTCACCAGCCGGGGCGACGGCATCAACTACATCTGATCAGCACCCAACTGGGGAGGGGTCTCTTTAATACTCTCCCCCTTTTCCTGTCCGAGTTCGCTGAAACCGACTGCGCTGCAATGGATCGGCTCGGACAATCGTACTCGGACTTTGCTCGGACAGTGTCCGAGTCAAACAGGGCTCATTCTCAATAAGCGCGCTTGTTGCGCGGACAGTGTCCGAGTCTGGCCGAGTCAACTGTCCGAGTCCAAATCCATTCCCCCCCAAGGGGTTTAGTAGGTACTCGGACAGGCAAACCGGGGGAGTATTAAAGGGAACGGGAGTTTGGACCCCTGCTAGTGCGACCTCAGGTAGCGTCAGGGCTACCTAGCTAGGGCACACATGACTGACGCGACCCAGGCGCCTCCACTGCTCACCAAACTCGAACAGGGCGCCATCCAGTTCCCCCCAGCATTCCGGGCGCTGAGCAGTCAGATGACCCAGACGCAGTTCATGAAGCTGGCCGCGGCTTACCTGGGCACCAAGGCGATCCACAGCAGCACGATCGGCGGCTTCCGCAGCGGCAAGCTCACCGAACCCGCCCCCAAGACGCTCCTGGCGCTCGGCTACTTCAACACCGCCCTCGCCCGCTCCATCGGCCACCCGGAAGAGCTGATCGAGCAAGCGCCCGACATCGGCTACCCACCCAAGCTCCCCCACTACCTCAAGGAGATCTGGGAGCACACCATCCCAATGCTCGACCGCGAAGGCGTTGCTCTGGGGCCTTTGGGCATGTTTGAAGCGTTCTGCGGCCTCCGAGAACTCCCCGCCAGCGAACGTCGCTACCTCGACGAGGTCGACGCCCCCAGCGCCAGCCGCGTTCTAGGTGCGTTCCTGCGCGCCCACTACGGCAAGCACAACATCGACTGGTACGAAAAGCTGCCCGAGCTGGTCTACGACTGCCCCACCATCGAGCCCCTGCTTCTCAACCGCACGGTGCCAGCAGACCGCCTGATTCACGACCTCGACACCATCGGCCGCCTTGTCGGGCTAAGCGGCAGCGCTCTCTGGGAGCACCTGCAAGCAAACCTAAGTAGGTAGACTCGCGCCGCCCCTGAGCAGCGCACCTTGCCCGAACCAATCATTCAGCCCCGGCCAGCCGTGCAACGGCTCACGCACTGGGGCGAGATGAAGCGCTGCCGCAGTCTGAGCATGACCGACACCTGCCACGAAATCCTCAGAACCCTTGCGGACAGAGAGGGCGTGAGCATCAGCGAGGTGGTGGAGCGGATGGCCCGGCAAGCCGCAACGGAAATGCTTGACGACCTGAACCGCCCCCGCTAGCGTCTCTATACCTATCCAGGTCGGGTAGGCCCTAAACGACCCACCTACAACAACGTGCCCTTCTTTTCGCAAACATTCAGCGCTTCTCTCGCCCCCAAAGAGACGGAAACCGCCAGCCGCGATGGCTACGTCAACCCCTCTCAAATCGGCAAGACCCTACCCAACCCCTTTAGGTGCGCCGTACTTAGTGAGGAGCCGTTGACCGGGTACGAAATCTGGTTCGACAAGGCAGACGGCGGCAAGACCAAGCGCATCGCAGCCGGCGACTACCCCAGCGACGCCCTCCTCGCCGACTACGAGAAGCAGATCGGCGCGAAGGTTGCTTACGAGGTCGACTACGAGACCAAGCAGCCCACCGACCGCAAAGCGATCAAGAAGTGCGCCGCCTTCTTCATTTACGACTACGAAGCCGAAGCGGTGAAGGTCCTGAACTACACGCAGATGTCGCTCCTGCGTGACATCGACCGCAAGACCGGCGACCCCGACTACGAAGACTTGGCTGCCTGGGATCTCGAGATCACAAAGGTCACCAGCCCCAAGGTGAGCTATAGCGCCGACATGAAGCCTGCCCTTCGTGCGAAGGACAAGGCCGTGGGCGCAAAGCTGCAGGAAGCCTGGGAAAGCGCGAAAGCCGCAGGAGCCGACATCTGGCGCCTGACCGACGGCGGCAACCCATTCACTGCCAAATGACCGTCACCCGCTACCTGATCAAAACAGCACGCGGGTACTACCGCGCCGAGGCCCACCAGCGGCCCGGTGCGGACCCCAACTGGACTCGCTTCCCCGAAGAAGCCCAGGGGTGGATCGACCTCGACGCCTGCTACAAGGCTTGCCGGCTCTACACCAAGAACACCGGCGAGAGCGCAGTCGTAGTGGTCACCCTGCGCCCCTCGGCAACCTCGTTCAAAGCTGTAGCCACACCCGCGTGAAACACCTCCTCGACGACCTCCGGGACGGTCTCAGCGAAGAGGAGGAGCAGTTAGCGGCCTCAATCAACGAGCTGGACGCGCAGGCCATCGCCAACGCCTTGGCCCTGCGCACGGCCGTCAAAGCGCAAAGCATCTCGAAGTCGCTGTTTCTCAGCGACTCCTCTATCGACGCCATCACCACTGCCCTTCTTCACCAGTAGCCGATGCCGCAACGCCTCACCTCTCTCCCGCAGCCGCGAGGCGTTGTCACACGATTACCAGACAAGAGCGGCTACACCTCCCCGGTAGGCCGCCTCGACTCGGTCACCAGCATCCTGGGCAAGACCGGCAGCAGTAAAAAGCGTCTCGAGCAGTGGCTCAAGCGCCCAGACGCTGCTGCCATCAGCGACGCCGCAAAAGCACGCGGCACCTGGACCCACGAGCAAATCGAGAACTGGCTGCTGGCGCACCAAGCGGGCGCCCCCCTGCCCAACCCCAAGCACTTCGCCTTCGGGGCGTACTGGCGCAACATCCGCCCGTTCCTGGAGCAGCACTGGGTCCAACTGGTGGCACAGGAATGCGCGGTGTACCACCCCACCCGCTTCGCCGGCCAGTTCGACGCCCTCGGCTACAGCAACTACACGCAACGCGACGACCTCACCCCCGAAGCCGCCAGCAACCTGCTGACGCTTTTGGACTGGAAAACGTCGAAAAACAAGCGCGATTCAGCGCTGGTGGAGGACTACTGCTGCCAGCTGGGCGCCTACGCCACAGCCATCGACTACGTCTACGGCGTCAAACCGGAGCGTGCGCTGCTGGTGATCGCACGTCCACACGGCGACTTCCCCGACATCTGGGAGCTAACGGGCGACGAACTGCGCGACTACGGCCGCAAGTTCATCAACCGCGCCAACACGTACTACACGGCCCAACACGGTTTTGAGCAATGACCTCCCACGAGGACCACTACCTCCCCCCGCGTAACACCACCACCGCGGTGCTCCAATTCATCTCCACCCACTGCGTCCCACCCCAGCCCGACCTCGTCTTCACGGTCCGCGGCATCCGCACCGGCAAGTGGCTCGGCACCTGGATCCGCGTGCTGGTGCAGGAGCACGGCACTGACCACCTCGACGCCACGATCCAGGTCTGGCACCACCACCCCAGCGGCGAATTCACCCCCACCGAAATCACCCACTGCACTCCGTGACCCAACAACACCCCATCACCCCACCGCCGGAGCTGGTAGAGCAGTGGGCACATTTGCCTGCCGACTGGAATACGGTTGCCTTCCTTATTGCCCAGTGGGGTGCAGACCAAGAGCTGCAGGCGTGCTGTGCGCTAATGGACAACTGGGGTCTCGAAGAGTGTGACCTTCGCGACGCCCGCCGCCCGAATCTGACGAGCCTGAAGCAGCAGGCGCTAGTCGCGCTCCACGCTGTTGCCAGCGGCGCCAATGACATGCGAGAGCAGCGCCAGGACTTGGAGACAATCCGTCTCGCGCTGGAGCAGCTTGATGACTAGCCCCAGCTTCGAAGACCGCTGGGCAGAGGTCGAGAAAGCAGTCGAGATTGCGCAGAACTCTCCACGCTTCGTCGTCACCCCCGAATACCCGTGCCTGCTGGAACTCCGAGAGGAGATCAAGCAGCTCAAAGCTGCGCTGACCGCCATTCAAGAGATGGTTAGCGACCTAAGCAAAGCCGACAAGGTGCGCTTTCTGCAGCTCACGCGCCTCGCCAACGCCGTCGCCAACCAACTTCCCGACCGCCAGACGTTTTTCGCGGACCTCATCCCTGACAGCAGCGACAGCTGCGCGCCCCCATGCCCCTAAACCCCACCGCCTGCCCCAGCTGCGGCAGCCACAACGTCCGGGTCGTGATTACGCGCCCCACGCGCGACTACCTGCACATCCTGCGCCGGCGCAAGTGCGTCGCCTGCGCGCACCGCTGGTACACGCTGCAGGACTGCGAACGCATCGTGACAGGCGACGACTTCACCTGGGTCGGCCGCCATTCAGGCCAGGACATCGTCATCCACGAACACCGCCCCCCTGCGCCATGACCCCCACCGACTCCGACCTCCGCATCACCCTCATCACAAGCGGTGGCCCCGGCCTTGACGACCCCAACACCTGCACTACCACTTGGTCCGTTTCCATGGAGGACTCCACAGTCCACGCCTGGATGCAGGTGTTTGAGCAAGTGCTTCGCGCTGGCGGTTTTAGCGACCGCAACATCATGCGCGGCGCGTGCCAACTCGCATTCAACGAGCGCCGCACCACGGACGACATGAAGGCCGTCGCCGACGACTACGGCCTCACCCTCCAAGAGCTCACCCTCACTCCCTAAGCACAAATACCTACGCCCCACTGCGCCATGCGCTGCCCCACCTTCAGCCCTAAATAGCTAGCCCGCCCATCGCCCTCGGCGCCCGGCAACTTAGCTCTGCCGCCCCTGCTCCATGCCGCGCCCCAGCAACAAGGCCGCCGCCAGCGCCATCGAGCGTTATGCGCGCACCAACATCGCTGAGCGCAACGACGCCTACGGGCAGTTCATGTACCACGCAGAACTCCTTCGCCGAGGGCACACAACCATTCACCAACGCGACTTAGCGACGCTGCCCCGCAAGTACCGCGACACCATTCAGCAGTTGCGGCAGGGGTCGGCAACTTAGGCGCAAGAAGCCGCGCCCCCGAGCGCCTATGCCGATGAGCGACGAGAGCACCGACGCCCAGCTAGCGGACTTTGGCAACCCCGCCCCAGCTAACCCGGAGGACGTGCCCCGCCGCCGTCAGGCATTCACTGCGCTCGAGATCGCTGAGCAAGTGCGCATCGTCCAGGACTGGCTGAGCGAGGGCTACCGCCCCAACCAGATCCGGCAGCGCTGCGCAGATCGTTGGGGGATAGCAACCCGAACTGCCGAGCACCGGATGTCTGCTGCCCGCCAGCAAATGATCCGGGACATCAACGTGATGGACCGCGCAGAAAAGGTCAGCGAGATGATCGAAAAGCTCGAAACAGTCATTCAGATGAGCATCGAGCGCAACATGGGCGCCAACGCCATCGGCGCGATGAAGCTCCAAGCGGACCTGCTCCAGCTCATCAAAGCCAAGTGCATCTAACGCCATTCACTACGGCGAAAAACGCATTCAGGGCGCATTCACCGCGCAAAAACGCATTCAAGGCGCGAAAAACACATTCAGGGCGCAAAAACGCATTCACACGCTGTTTTTTGCGCCCCGCGCCTTTATAGTCGCCAGGTCCTAGCAGTGGGACCACGGGCGCCTGCGGATGACCCCAGCGCCCCGCTTTTCTCCGCCCCGCGCCCGCCAGCGCCGCTGAGCCTGAGAATCATTCTCACGCCAAAGGCTCCACGCCACAGCTAGCGCCTGGCCCCGGCCCCTGCGATTCCGCGCCCCGGTGTCAGGGTCGCAGTCTCCCCACCGGCCCCACGTGGGCGCCCCGCGCCCGGCGCGTAGCGGACACAGTTAGGACACAAAAGCTGCCTGCGCACCGCGCGCCCTCGCCACCCCGGCGCGTAGCGCAGCACGGGCGCAGCAAAAGGCCCCAACTGCAGGGCGCAGCTGGGGCGGATTGGGCGCCCCATGGTTTCGGGGCGCCCGTGATCAAAAGGGGCAATCCGGGGGCACCGGCTCCGGCGCCCCGGGCGCGGCGCGGGCGTCAGTGGTGGGCAAGCGAAACCGCGTTACGGGCGCTGATATCGCGCGGCGAAACTGCGCCAAGGCCGCGGCGTGCGCCCGCGTCGCCCGTACGGCGAGGCTCTCATCCCCAGCCGCCATAGCGCGCCCCGCGATGAGCTCAAGCCGGTGCAGCGAGAGCATCGCTTGCCTGTCCAGCTCCGCGGGAGTGGCCGCGTCGCACAACTCAAACGATGCGGCCGCAACGTACCGGCGCGCTTGCCGCAGGCTCACGCCGTAGCGCTCCGCCAGGGTGGCCGCGGCGAAGGCGGAACCGGCGCCGGAGCTAAGAAGCTCGAGCGCGTCCCGCTCCCGCGCGGCCCGTTGCGCATCTGTAGCGCGCTCACCCATCGCGCCGCCCCAGCTTCCCGAACGCTTCCTGCAGCAGCACTGACGCCAGGTTCGACATGCTGCGCCCTTCCGCGTCCGCTTGCGCCTTAAGGCGCTCCATCACCGACGCGGGCAAGACAATAGAGATCCGCGCTGATTTGGGGCTGATCACGGCTGAGCCTCCAGCACGAGAGGAGCGGGCGCAGCGCCTGGCCAGGGGTAAGGGTCATGCCGCCAGCTTTGATCGGGCGCCAGCAAGGGAAGGTCTGTACCTTCCGCGAGGAGCGCCGGGGTCAGTTGAGCGCGCAGGCGCTTCAGATCGCACCAGTAACCGGAGGAGCACCAGCCGCTTACTTCCTCCTCCCACTCCGGCCCGCACTCATCAAACAGCCAGCGCAGGGCGTCTTCGTCGAGTTCAGCGGCGCGCTCCTCGCCCCACCAGTCGTCGGCGCCTGAGGGCGCGAGCTCCTGCAGGGCTTCGCCCACCAGCTGGCGGAACTCAGACCGAAACGGGTCTTCCCACGCCTGCTGTTGCAGTTCGAGCTCGAGCGCGCTGTGATCCTCCTCGCTGATCAACGGATATGACTCCAGCGCCTGCAAGGTCTCGAGCATCTCCGGCGTGAGGAATCGCACGTCGAGACTGAGCCCGTCGGCGTCGCCGTCGGCGCGCTCAAGTTCGCGGGCGAAGTCTTCCCGGAAGACGCGGGCGTTACTGCGCACGATGCTGGGCGCGTCGTAACCGCCCGGCCAGCGGCAATCGTCGTTGAGCCAATCGGAGCACCAAAGCAAGCGCGATTGCCAGCGCGTAGCGGCGCAGTAAAGGGCGGCCCGCTCCGCGGAACCGCGAGGGTATGGGGCGCCCTCAGGCTCAGCGCCGCCCCAGCTCCGGCCGGACTCAAGCGGCCAGAAGGAGGAGTCGTCGAGAGTGCGCAGCGCGTAGGACGCGCCGCCCTCCAGCTCGCGGCAATCGACGACCCAGCGGCCTTGGCAGCCGTCGAGAGCGTCGATCCGGCGCAGGAGCTCCGGCGAGAGGGTGGGCAGGCGCAGGGTAGTGGTTCCGGTCATGGCTCAAACGCTCCGAATCACGTGGAATTCGCCAGCGCTGGCGGCCGGGATGAGCGCGTAACCGTCGCCCATCACCAGCTCGTGCCACGCGGCTGCCCAATCGATGCAGTTATGCGGCCAGCGAAGTTCGGCGTCGATTGCGCACAGCTCCTCCGCCAGCTCCTCCGCGTAGGTAGCGCCCGCGCGCTCCTCGCTCCAGCCGCTAGCGGTTCCGCAGTAGGCATCGCATAGGTCTTCAGAGTCAATGCCGTGGGCGTCGAGCTCCTGCAGCAGTCGCGCGACTTCGGCCGGCGTGCCGTCGGGATCAATGCCGCGCTCCTCCAGCGCGTCGAGCCACTCCTCAGTGAGCCAGAAGCCGCAGTCGCTGGAGTCGCCGGCGTGGCCGCCGAAGTAAAAGCCGACGGGCGCAAGGGCGCCCAGCAGTTCTTCTGTGGCGCTGAGCGCGTGCCATGCGGCTTCGGTTGGCTCAGTGCCCACCAGCTCATCGGCGCGATTGGCAAGGGCGGCGACTTCGGCCCGGTCGTACTCGCCCAGCTCAGCGCCTTCAACGCCCAGCTCGCGCAGGGCGTCGAGCGTGCGCAGGTACGCGGCCGCTAGGTGATCAGGGCGCAGCGTGCCGTGAGAGCACTGCCAAGGGAAGCGCTGCAGTTGTGCGTGGGTGTAGGTCTGCATGATCAGTAACCGGTAGCGGTGGAAAGAACGGGCGCCGGGCGCGTGGCACAGTGGGCGGCGCTCCGGCCAGCGGCCGCGGCTTCCGCGGCGCACCGGCGATGGGCGAGGGCGCAAGCGGCTGCACCAGCGGTGGTGACGGCGAGGGCGCAAGCGCTAACGGCGAGGGCAGCACCGGCGAGGGCGCAAGCCGCGTAGGTAGTGGGGCGCATCGGCTTAGGCCCCAGCAAGGGCGCGTTGCACCGCGTAGCGGCTGCACCCCAGGCGGTCCGCTATGGCGCGCTGCGATGCACCGGTGCGCGCGATCCGGCGAATACGTTGCGGGCGCGATTCTGTGGCCCAAAGGATCACGATCAGTGGGAGCAACAGCAGAACCGTTGCCCACGCGAGGGCGCAAGTAAACATGTGTCTTGTGCAGTGGGAATGTGAGCCGCCCCGCGCAAAGGCAGGGCTGAAAAATTTTTCGCGGCGCAGAATGCTGCGCGATTTCAAATCTTTCAAGCTCAAGCTCGACTCTACCTATTGAGAGTTAAGCGGCTTCCCGCAGCACGGTGCTGCACCGCAAACGTTGATATCTCTTAACACTGTGTCCTGCGTACCTGCTGCAGTGGCAGTTACGCAGGACTGGACACGCTGCACCGCAACGGATCCGGGAGATTCGGCACCGCAGCGCTGGACACCAGCTACAGGCGCCCGGCGCCCACTCACCAGCAGCCCCACCCCCACACAAAGGCCGCAGCGCGCCAGGGGAACACTCCCTACCTCCCACCTGCAGCACCAAAATCCGCCACCTCTAAATAGGTAGCGCTCACTCAGAGCTCCAGGTCGGCCTATTTAGCCCTCCCCCACCCTCGGTTCCACCCCCAACCGCCCCTTCGTACCCTATGTATAGAACTGCGTTTGGGTGTAAGTGGGAATTCTTGGCATTGTTCCGGGCGGAAAGTGCCTCGATGCGCCCATCGCCGTCGACACCCGCTGCAGCACCACCTACACCGCCCTACGCGACTCCATCTACGAGTCCCTTCTGCCGCACCAGCGCGCCTTCATCGACGACACCGACCACCTGCTCCTGGGCTTATGCGCCGGTTTCGGCGCCGGCAAGACCGTCGCCCTGTGCGCCAAGGCTGTCTTTTTGGCGATGGACAACCCCGGCAAGGTCGGCGCCGTCTTCGAGCCCACGTTCCAGATGGTCCTCGACGTGTGGGTCCGCAGCTTCGACGAGTTCCTAGACCGCTTCAACATCGAGTACGACTACCGCGCCAGCCCCCAGCCCGAATACACCCTCCACCTCCCCCACGGCCAATGCACGATCCTCTGCCGCACCCTCGAAGCAGTAAACCGCATCCGCGGCACCAACCTCGCATTTAGTTTGGCCGACGAAATCGACACCAGTAAGTATGAAATAGCGCAAAAGGGCATGGAGATGATCCTCGCCCGACTGCGAGGCGGCACACACCCCCAGTTCGCCATGGCGTCCACGCCTGAGGGCTACGGAATGATGTGGCAAACGTTCGACCAAAAGGCCGGCCCCGACCGCCACCTCATCCGCGCCAAAACGCTCGACAACCCCCACCTCCCCCCAGGTTTCGTCGACTCCCTCTACGCCAACTACCCACCCCAGCTCCTCGCCGCCTACCTCCAGGGCCACTTCACCGCCCTCGACAAAACAACGGTCTACAGCTATTTCGACCGCGACGTGCACTGGAGCGACGAAGAAATCCGCGCCGACGACATGATCTACGCGGGATGCGACTTCAACGTCGGCACCTGCTTCATCGAAATCTGCATCCGCCGCGGCGACGTGTACCACTTCCTCACCGAATTCCACGTCAAGGACACGCCCACCATCGCCACCCGCCTCAAGGAGCAATACGGCGACCACATCGACCGCGGCCTCCTCACGGTCGTCCCCGACGCCGCCAGCAAGCACCGCACCACGACCAACGCCAGCGAAAGCGACCTCGCCATCCTCAAGCGCCACGGCCTCCGCATCAAGATCCAAAACGCCAACCCCCTCGTCGAGGACCGCGTCAACGCCGTCCAGATGCTCCTGCTGCACAACCGCCTCCGCATCCACCCCAGCTGCAAATACCTCATCCGCGCCCTCGAAACGCAGACCTACAACCAAAAAGGCACCCCCGACAAATCAGGCACCGGCCTCGACGACAAATCCGGCCCAGTCGACGCCATGGGCTACGTGATCTACAGCCTCGCCGGCCTCCGCCGATACCAAACCGGCGGCAGCAACTTCCAGTTCAAGTAAGCGCCGGTGCGCGCGCGGAATCCTAGGCAACAAAGCGCTTGTAGTTGTAAGTGGCGGCCACCAACAGCACCTACACCGGCTACGACTTCACCGCCGCCCGCAAATTCACCCCCCTCCCCGCACTCGCCCCACCCGGCGCGGCCGACGACCCCAGCGTCCACAGCGCCGCAGTGCTCTCCATGCTCCCCAAGTGGGACCCCATCAACGTCTGCATGGGTGGCACCAGCGCGCTCCGCGCCGAAAGCCGCCGCCTAATCCCCCAGGAACCCCGCGAGGACGACAGCGCCTACCAGCGCCGCATCTACCACGCCGTCCTCCCCCCATTCCTCCAGCGCCTCGCCAGCCAAGCCGCCGGCCTCATCCTGCGCAAGGGCATCCAACTCCAAGGCGACCCCTACTGGGAGCAATGGGCCAACAACGTCTGCGGTGACGGCACCACCCTCAACAGCTTTGCGCGCCAACAACTCGAAACCGCCCTGCTTTACGGCCACAGCAGCGCCATCGTCGACTACGACCCCACCCCAGCCCGCACGCTCGCCGACCTCCGCACCCGTCGCAGCGCCCCCTACCTCATCCACGTCCACCCCCAAACCATCCGCGGCTGGCGCACCCACAACAACAACCCCCAAGCCGAACTCACCCAAGTCCGCATCCACGAGCTCGCCCTGCGCGACGTAGGCCGCTTCGGCGAAGAACAGGTGGAGCAGATCCGCATTTTGGAGCCCGGCCGCTACGAGCTCTGGCGCAAGGACACCCCCGGCACCTGGGTGCTCTACGAAAGCGGTAACACCGACCTCGACCGCCTCCCATTCGTCACCGTCTACGGCAACCGCAGCGCCACGCTCCTCAGCGTCCCACCCCTGCTGGAAGTCGCCTACCTCAACATCGCCTACGCCCAGCGCTTCTGCGACTACATGCACAGCGTCCACGTCGGCTCAATGCCGATCCTGACGCTGCGCGGCTTCGACCCCGACTCCGAAAGCCCCCTGGGCATCAGCGTCAACACCGCGCTCCTGCTCCCAGTCGACGGCGGCGGCGAATTCATCCAACCCACCACCGACGCCTTCGACAGCCAACTGAAGTGCTTAGAGGCGCTGGAAGAGCAAATTTCGCGCCTCGGCATCAACACCCTCACCCGCCAAAACACCACCAACGCCGCCGCGGAATCCAAGCGAATGGACCGGATCGACAGCGACTCGATCATGGCCCTGATTAGCGCCGACCTCGCCAACGCCCTCACCTCCATGCTCGAAGTCGCCGCCCAATACGTCGGCCTCGAGCCCCCGCAAGTCGTCATCGAACAGGACTACGACAACAAGCTCCTCGACGGCAACTCCATCACCGCCATGCTCCAGCTCTTCATGCAAAACGCCATCAGCCAAGAGACGCTGCTCGACGTGCTCCAGCAAGGCGAAGTCCTCCCCGCAGGTTTGGACATCGACGAAGAAGTCACCCGCACCCGGGACTACATCAACGAGCAAAACACCGCCCTGGGCCTCGACCCCCTCGCCATGGACCCCGACGCCCTGACGCGCACCAACGCCGCCCGCGCCGGCCAGGGCGAATCCATGTCAAGCCAAACCCTCCCCACCCCCATGCGCCCCGGCCGCAACCCCGCCTAACGGCCAACAGCCATGCGCCACCACCCCCGCGAGGAGCGCACCGGGCACTTTCTCCCGCGTAGCGCATGACCCCAGACGAGTACCTGTACGCCAGCGAAGCTGCGCTCCGGCGCGACGAAAAGAGCGTCGAGGACGACACCCGCGCCCTCCTCATCCTGCTGCTCTGGCGTTTCCGCCAATCGCTGATCGCCAGCCTCCCCGACACCGGCATCGGCCGCCAGCTCATCCTCAACTCCCTCCTCGCGCCGTTAGCGCTGGAGCTCGAGACCTACGCGCAGCGCTTCCGCAGCATCCTCCTCACCCGCCTCGAGTTCGTCGACGAGGAACACTCGCGCCGCGCCGCGGACTACGCCGCCCTCGCCATGACGCTGCGCGACTACCGCCCCCGGCGCGGCGACGCACTGCTCGGCACCGCCCGCAGCGGCGGCCGCTCGCTCCTTGCGCTCTTCGCCCCCGACCCCCGCACCGGCCTCAGCCCCTTCACCGCCGCCCACCTCCGCGTCATCCGCGCCAAGCTCATCGCCGCCGTCATGCGCGACGACCCCACGATTGAAATCGCCCGCACGGTCGTCGCGGAGCGCGTGCGCCAGGGCTTCATCCAACCCATCAACTCCCGCGGCACCCTCTACAGCGCCCTGCGCAACCGCGACACCGCCCTCATCGCCAACGCCATCTGGGAAGTCAGCGGCCAAGCCGAGCGCGCCGTCTTCGAGCGCCAGGCGTACCTCACAGGGCGCCCATTTGTGCTGGAGGCGACGGGCGCGCCGGCGTTTGCGAGCTCCGGCTGGCAATGGCACGCAATCCTCGACCCCAAAACCTGCCCGATCTGCCGCCCCCTCGACGGCCTCACAAGCCCCCGCTACACGGGATTCCCTTACGTGCCCCCCGTCCACCCCCGCTGCCGATGCCGCATCCTCCCAATCCCGACACCCGCCCCGGCTAATTAACACGCAGTGACGGCAACTTAGTGCGTCCCCATACACAACCCCATGCCTGAGCAAGTCGTGGGGACTCCTCCCGTGGAGGAGTCAGTTGAGTCCGTGACTCAACAACCCGCCGCCCCCGCGAACGACGACCTCGCTGCACTTCGCGCCAAGCTCGAACTCGTTCAAAAGGACAACTTGAGCAAAGGCGAAGCCAACCGAACGCTCAACGAGCGCCTCGGCGAAAGCGAGAAACGCCTCCGCGAACTAGAGGGCAAGCTCAAGACCACAACACAACAAACCCTGGAATCCAGCGGTGAGTACAAACAGTTGTGGAATGACGCCACCGCCGAGAACGCCCGCCTGGTGCAGCGCATCAGCGACCTCGAAGCCCAGCTCAACGAGAAAGACAGCGCCATCAGCGCCGAACGTCTCCGCGCCACCGCGATCAACGCCATCAGCGCCGCGAACGCTTTAGCGCCCGAGCAGCTCTACGGCCTTCTCGCCCCCCAGCTCCGCGACTCCCACGGCACCCCCGTCGTTGTCGTCAACGGCATCGAGCACCCGCTCGACGCTCACCTACAGACCCTGCGTTCTGCGGGCAGTGGCTGGGACCACCACTTTGCGGCTGTTACAGCCCGAGGCATGGGAGCAACCGCGAGCGCCAGCCCCGCTGCCGGCACCCGCAACCCGTACAAGACCGAGAGCTTCAACCTCACCGAAGCCCTACGCCTTGAAGCGGACAACCCCGAGCTCGCCCGAGCCCTAAAGGCCGAGGCCGGCCGCGGGTAATTCACGGTAAACCCCGCAAATCAGAGCAATGGCCCAACAGAACATGGGCGGGACCTTCCTGTCCAACCTGGTCACCCGCCCCGAGTTCCTCCAGTACACCGCTGAGAGGATCTTCGAGCAATCCGCCTTCCTGCAGTCCGGCGTCATCACCCGCAACGCCGCCCTCGACGCCCGCGCCGGTGGCACCCGCGTGCGCGTACCCTTCTTCGACAACATCGGTGGCCTCACCGAGGAAGTCATCACCAGCGGCAACAGCTGGGGCACCTCCGGCGCCGGCTACCTCACCAGCCAGAACGTCACTGCCGACGAGCAGATCATGACGATTCTGCACCGCGGCTTCCAGTTCGCCACCGACGACCTCAGCCGGCTCGGCTCGGGCGCTGATCCCCTTGGCCACGTCGCCAACCAGCTGGCCGGCGCCATCGCCCGGAAGAAGAGCGCCACCCTCCTAGCCCAGCTCGGCGGCCTCTTCGGCAACATCGCCGGCTCCGGCGTACTCGGCGGCAACACCACCGATGTCACCGGAACCACCACTGCCACCGCCAGCAACTACCTAACCGCCGCCAATGTGGTGACGGCCAAAGCGAACCTGGGCGAGCGCTCTAGCGAGCTGACCGCCATTGCGATGCACAGCAATGTCGCTCACTACCTGGAGCAAACCGGCTACCTGCAAGTGCAGGTCAGCGGCAGCAGCCTCTCCGCCGCCAGCGGCCTCACCGGCGTCAGCTACAACACCTTCGCCGGCCTGCGCGTCATCATCGACGACCAGCTCGGCGTGATCAGCGGCGGCACTGCCACCCACCTGAACAAGTACCCCGTGTACCTGTTCGGCGCAGGCGTCATCGCCGAGGGCGTCCAACAAGAGCTGCGCGTCGAAACCGACCGCAACAAGAGCTCCTTCCAGGACCTCCTGATCTGCGACTATCACTACGGCTACCACGTAGCCGGCACCAAGTGGTCCGCCGCCGGCGACAACCCCACCAACGCCACCACCAGCGGCAACCTGGGCGCCACCGGCTCCTGGGGCCTGGCCTACACCGACGTGCGCAACGTCCCCCTGGTGCGCCTCCTGGTCAACACCCCCTTCGACACCGGCGTCTACGCCTGATCACCCCAGACACAGCAAAGCCCCCTCAAACCGGGGGCTTTTTTTATGCGCTTTATCCCTCAGCACTAATCCGCGCCTGCTCCTGCCTCTCAAACACCCCAATCGTGTCCACCGACATCTTGTAGCTCTGCAACATCACCTGATTCACCAACACATAACTCAACTCCAACCGCTCCGCAATCTCAGGCACCGTCGCCCCCGCCTCTTTCATCTCCCGAATCTGCGGCACAACATCTTCCCACTTCCGCACCCCAGCAACACCCACCTCCTCCTTCTTCGCCACTTTCTTCTTGGGCGCCTTAGCGCAGGCTGCGGTGTCTTGATCGCTCATGTTGCGGGTGCGATTACAACCGAAGTTGCCCCGGAAAGCTCGGATAAAGCGCCCAAGCGATGCCTGCGCCCACGATTGTTGCGACCGCCGGCGCCACCAACGCCAACAGCTACCTCAGCATTGCCGGCGCTGACAGCATCGCGGACGGCATGGTCGGCACGCTCACCTGGAGCACCGCCACCAGCGACAACAAAGCCCGCGCCCTCATCACCGCCACCAACGGCATGGAGACCCTGGGCTGGATCGGCACCCGCGCCAGCACCACGCAGGCCCTGGCCTGGCCCCGCTCCGACGCCAGCTGCGGCGACAAAACCATCACCGCCACCGAAATCCCCCGCGAACTTGAACTAGCCACGTTTGATCTAGCCAACGCGCTACTCGGCGACCCCACTTTGTTGCGCAACTCCCCCACCACCGCCGCCCTCGTCACCGGCATCCCCAACCGCGACCTCAAGCGCCTGAAGCTCGACGTCATGGAGCTCGAGTGGAACACCAACGCGGGCAACAGCACCACGAAAGCCGCCACCCCCCTCACAGTCCTCCCCCACCTGGCCACGATCCTCGGCTGCCTGACCACTAGCACCACCGGCGGTGGCATCGGCGGCGCCGTCGCCCTCACCCGCAGCTGACGTACCTAGGTAGGTCCGCAATAGACTAGGGGATGGCCCAGGTTGCCGCCCCCACCCCTACCGCAACGGGTCCGCGCCACCGGCCCCGCACCGGCTACCTGGCGACCCCCCTCACCCGCGACGAGCAGCGCCGCATCGCCTCGATGTACCGCGAGCATCGAGGGCTCCTGCGCCTAATGGGACGGAAGTTATGCAGGAAGTACCCGTTTGTCTCACCGGAGGACGTGTTTTCGTGCATCGACCAAGCGTTCATCAAAACCTGCCGCGCCTGGCAACCCGCCAAGGGCACGTTCAGCACCTTGCTCACCGTCTTCGCTGAAGGCGACGTGTTGCACTTCATCCGCGACCACAACTGGTTGGTGAAGGCCCCAGGCGCCGTCCGCCGCAACGGCCAACTCGCCCGCAAGATGTTGGACCGTGGCAGCAGCCGCGAAGAAGTATTGATCGCACTCGAAATCACCGAAGAGCAACTGAAACTCGCCCTCGTTGCCACCAGCCCCACAGACCACGACATCCGCGGCTTCGACCTCCACATCTGCCCCCGCGCTACACCCTGGGAGCTGTTAGAGCAAGGCGAGGCGGCAACTTAGGGCCATAAGCTCCCCTGCTCCCATGGCAACCGGCGCCTTTTTCAACAGCCTCGGCTACAAGTTTTACGTGAAAGCGGGCACCACCGCTTCCACCAACCCCACCACCAGCACCGGCATGACCGAAGTGCTGTCGCTGACCGACGCCTCCCTCCAAGGCTCAACCCAAACCCAAGACGTACTCGACTACGGCAGCACTCTTGGCTTCACCGCATCCATCGTGCAGCAGCAGAGCTACACGATTCCGATGTCGATGAACCTCAACCTCAACGACGCCGGCTACATCGTTCTTAAAAACGCCTCGCTCAACGCCGCCGACGGCACCACTGTTCAGTGGTTCCGCGAGTCCCCCGAGATGAGCACCACCGGCAACCCTGAGTACCACTCCGGCGTTGCATGGGTGACCGACTTCTCTGAGTCCATCGCCGCCGGCAACGTGGCCCAGGTCACCTTCACCCTCACCGGCTACGGCGCCTACACCTGGAGCGCCGAAACCAACGCCTGATCAGCAGTAGGGAGCTAAGCGCCCGCTGCCCCACAGGGTGGCGGGCTTTTACGCGCCCCCAATCTTGCGCCACTCCCTCACAAAGAACTCCGTCGGATCCTGCGCTCTCAGCACCGGCGTAATCCAATCCCGCCCCGGCGCGATGTAAGCATCCATCATCGTCCCGACTATAAAACCACCCTCAAGCACATCCCCGGAGTACGGCACCCTCCACGTAATCGTCAGGCTGTTTGAGGTGATCTGCGGCGCAGATTGCGACTGCAGCAGATCGCCTGTATCCACGATGTCCCGCCGCCCCCTAGGAACAAACTTTCCCGAGTACAGGCCGACCACGCGCCGCGTCGGCACCCCCCACTGATACACCTTCGCCTTAATCGAATCCTGCAACAGCGGCGTAATCTTCACGCCATAGCTGGCGAGCACCCGCGGCACCCGCTGCAGCAGCCGGTCCGCATTCCACTGCGTAACCCGCGCCATCACCCCACCTGCTCACGGGACACCAGCTGCACCCTCTCCCCAAGCGCCGCGCCCAGCGTCTCGCCAAGCAACCCCGTCTTGCCATACGGCAGCCGCAGCGCCGTCACCTCACACTCCACCGCACCCGCACCCCCAAACGCCACAACACCCTCCGTCCCCACGACAACTCGCTCGTCCAGCGCCTCCAGGGCGTAGCCATCAAACGTCGTCTCCGTCATCTCCACGCCCGGAAACGCCGTACCCCGCACCCGCTCCGCCTTCAGAAACAGCGGGACCGACACAGTGGCAGTGGCTGGTGTGACGTTGCCGGTCGTCGGGTCCGTCACCACACCAGCCCCCGCGACGGTGAACGTCGCGGTTGCGTTAGCGAGCGCGCTCAGAGCAGAAGTCATAACCGAGCTTTCCCCGGCAACCTCGGAAGAAGGATCCAGAGCAATCCGTGGCGGAGTCGCTAGGCCAAGCCGAACTTCAGCTAACGGTTGACCTCAAAGCATTTGAGCAGGGGCTCGACAGAGCACAAAGAGCCCTCAAGAACCTTCAAGCCCCAGAGCTTAAGGCGGTCGCAACAGGCGTACAGGTTGCCACAAAGGAACTCAAAAACCTCACCACCGCAGCAGACAAAGCGGAAGTCAAGCTCCGCACACTAAATCAAGTCATTGGCGACATTCCAGGCGGAGCCTACAGCAAGATCAGCGCCCAGATTGCACGCCTCACCAGTGAATCACGCAATCTGACCACCAGCAGCGAGCAGTACCTAACTGTTTTGCAACGCATCAAAGAGCTGGAGTTTCTGCGCTCTGCGCGCACTGGCCGTCAGGCGGCCAACGCCGGCGCCGCCGCATTTAGCGACTCAACGCTGACCACCGGTTACGGAAGCAACGCCAACCTCCCACAAATTCCCCTGACTCTTGAGGGCGAGCGCCAAAACATCCGGGAGCTTCAGCAACGTCTATCCAACCTTGATTACGAGTCTTCGGCCTATGCCGAGACCCTGCGTGTCCTAGAGCGCGCGCAACAGCGCTACAACGACATCCTCAACGGCACCAGTTCCGAGTACAGGCAACTGGCGCAGCAAGAAGAGGCCGCGATCCGCCGCGCCGAGAAGCTGGCAGCGATCCAGTCGTACTACGCAGACAGAAACCCGCGTGCGGGCGGCGTGCGCGACGCCAGCGGCGCCATGTTGGCCCGCGGCGCCGGCAGCGTCGCTGACGAACGCGCCTACCAAGCAGCTCTACGGCCTGCACGAGAGCTGCTCGAGACCGATCTCAAGCGCGCCCAAGCCCTCCGCGAAATCTCTCAACGCATCCTCCAAAGCGCAGATGCGCTCAAGGGTGGCTTTGGTGCCGCCAGCGCCAGCAACTTCAGCACCGCCGATCCCGTACAGAAGTCGATCCGCCGCAACGCAGAAAAGCGGTCCCGCGCTGAGGAAGCGCAACAGCGTCAACGTGACGTACTTGAGGCTGACTTGTCCCGCGTTGCAGAACGCCGACTAAAGACCGAAACCGCGCGTGCCGAGCTAGCGGACAAGTTGCTTGCGGCTGAGCGCAGCTCAGGAAGAGGCCCAAGTGCCCTGCAGCGTCTTGGCCGCCCTTTGCAAGGGCTTGACGCCGGCGAGGGACTAAGTTCCGCCCTGATCGGCGGCGCATTTCCCGCGTTATTCGGGCAGGGCGCTGGCGCCAGCGTGGGCGGCGCGCTCGGCGGCGCACTCGGAGTCTTCGGCGGCGGGTTTGGTTTTGCCGGAGCTCTAATCGGCACGGCGATCGGCCAACAAGCCGACAATCTGAGCGCCCTTGCGGGCGCCTTGGACGCCCCCATCGCTCGCTTCAGCGAGCTCCAGCAAGCCGGCATCCTCTCCAGCCGCGCCTTAGAAAAGAACGTCGAGGCGCTGATCAACGCTGGACGCTACGCGGAGGCGGAGGCCAGGATCCGCGAAGACCTAGCGAAACGCGGTCTTGACGCAGCCACCACAACTCGACTTGCCCAAGAAAGCGACAAATTAAACCGCTCTTTAGCGGACTTAGGTGTGAGCATCGGTCTTGTTGTGCAAGGCCCTATTGCTGACCTTCTCAACTCTTTCAACGACCTACTAGCACCTGGCCGCGTCGCTGCTCAGTCCCGTGCCATCCAAGACGGGCTTACCTCAGAAGACCGCCAAGCGTATCTATCCCGTCGTCGTGAGCTAATCGCACAGGGTGGGCAGAACATTCTGGACATCAACCGCCAGGTCAACAGCGAGTTCGGCCCCCGCACCCAAGAAGCCCTTAACGCACAAAAGAAGCTCACCGAGGCGCAGCGCGAAGACAACGCCCTGCTATCGGCCAAATACCGTCTCATCGACGCCAGCACCCAGGGCTACGGGCGCTTGACGCTTGAACGTGAGAAGGAGTTGGTACTTGAGGAAAAGAAGGCAGCATTACGCGCCGACCCCAACAACTCACTTAAGACCGAACAGGAAGCAGCAGAGCGCCTTTACAAGATCAACCAGCAGATCACCCAACTAGATCAGAAGCGCTTTGCTGAGAACGTTGCAGCAGCAAACCAGTTAAGAAGCATCCAAGACGAAATTGCGATCCAACAGCGCCGAGGCGGCCTCACCAGCCTGGGGATCGGGGCACTGGGGTCGGTCAGATCTTTTGAGGACGCAAAGGGTGCGGAACAAGAAGCGCAAGCCGCCCTGCGCGCCGAGCCCGGCAATAACAGCTTGCTCAACGCCTCTCGACTTGCGGCCGAGAACGTCCGACTAGCAGCAGCCAAAACCAAAGCTGACCTTGTAGACGCCTTTAAGTCCGCACAGGATGCAGTTAAGAGCATCAGCCGCAGTATCGAAGACGGCGTCACTTCGCTCAGCGAGCTACGCAACACCAGTGGTCAAGGATTAAATCGCTTTCTTTCTCCTCAGCAAGTCCAGTTTCGGCAGGAAGCAATACGCGATCAAAATGCGCCGATTGCTGAGCAGCTAGCCAGACAACTAGGCATACAGTTTCAGGTATCTGGAACACTTGAGCAGCGAAATGCGGCAGTTCTTGATTTCATCAAATCCGCGCGCCAAGAGCTAAGGCTCGGCGAAGATATTGGAAACTCACAGGCCGAGCTTTACAGGGCGACCAATGACTTGGCTGTGATTAACGACGCAATGCTGAAAGTTAACTCCTCGTTAGCAGAAGCCACAAGCAACTTGGCGCAAAAAGACTGGACAGTCAACGTCGCGGTAAATGCCAACACCGGCGAATACGCCGTTCAACTGGGTTAAGCCATGACCGTTTCCATCGGCGCCTTCACCACCAGCAAGCTCCTCGCCCAGCCCTTCGGCTACGAAGAAGCCACCACCCGCGACGGCCTGACTGCTCGCCGCTGGACCGTCAGCGGCCTGCTCACCACCAGCGAATGGCAATCGCTGCTCAACGTCTACAACACCTGGCGCGACGCTCGCATCCAAGACCCTGACAGCGTGGCGGCCAACAGCGTCGGCACCACCGTCAGCCTGACCGCCAGCGCCAACGGCATCAGTTGGAGCGGCGTCGGCTGCTGGTTCACCAGCGCCCCCGTTGGCGACCAAGCTGGCCCCTACATCTCCGCCAGCGTGGATCTGGTGGATGCAGCCCAAGCGCTGCAGGTGGCACTCCGCCAGCGTGAAAAAGCCAAGAGCGCGGAAGATCGCCCCGCTCTTGGCACCTTCACCCTTGGCAGCTGCACTCTGACGCTGCTGCGCCCGCCTGTCACCTATCAGGACGTGCCGCAGATGCAGCTCACCGCTGCTGGCACCAGCTACCTGACCGGACCGCTCACGGCAACCAAGGTGTATGCGCTGGAAGGCGAAACCAACGCTTCGGGATGGAGTGCCTTGCAGGGCTGGTTTGAAAGCACCATCGGCACCACCCCAGCAGCCGGTGCCTACTTCCCCCTCGGCGCCCCTACGGCCACAGCGGCCAATGACGTGGTGAACGGCCTGAAGGTCATCACCTACACCGTGACCCTGAGCGTTGGAGTGGCTCAATGACCGTTGACGTTCGCGCTCACGTCTTCTGCAACCTCGGCACGATCATCAGCGGCAACATCGCGGATGAAGCACTGAGCGTTGGCCAAGGGTTGATCAGCTGCCGTGGTCAGCTCGTGCTGGCGGGGCTGAGCACAC